TTCACCTTCAGGAGGTAACTCAATTCCCATTTCACGCTCAACTTGCTTTCTGTACTTCATTGTTAAATGTTCATTAACGTAAGAAGAAGCTGCTGCAAGAATAGCTGGTGCTTGTGGACTTTGTTGTACAGTTTGCATTATTTCAGGATTCTGTTGAGCAGAAGCAACAACTGCAATATGTGCTTCATGGTCTTGTTCTATAAATGCTTTAACTGGTTTTCCATTGATTAAATTTTGAACAGCAGTTACTGGATCGACTGGCTTAATATCGTCTGTATCAGGAATAATAGCATCTACATCTTCTATGCCTAAGACTTCTAACATTTGTCTGTGCAATTCAGGAAGGTTATACATATCAGGAGAAGATTGTGCCAATTGCATAGCAGCTTGATATTGCATTATCCTTTGAGCCATAGTTGCTGCATTAGGATCAGATACAGGTAATATATCCACTCTTTCATCAAAGTCTTCAGCTTTGATATATTCTTCCTCATCCATTTCATAAGGATATGCAGGCTCAGTAAAATCTTTAACTATACCTACTAATATATCAAATTCTTTTCTCATAGAAGCATGGAGTCTAGCTTGTACCGCACTCATAACCTTTTGATTTCGTTCAAGTAATGCAAGCGTAGTTCCTACAGGAGCTTGATTATTCATATCTGATATCTTCATGTCAGATATACTGGCAAATCTTCTTCCTTCTTCTACTATGTTTTGTAATAGTTGGTAAAGAGTACCTGATGGTTCTTTGTATGGTAAGAAAGTAATATTGTCTCGAATAGCACCACCTGGTACATCAACATCTCTAAACTCTCCAGGCATTATTGGGGTATCATCGCCTTTTATACGCAAGCCTCTTGCTTTTAAACCACCAGGCAAATTAGATAATGTACCTGCATCAACCAATTGTCTTAGTATAGACGTAGCTGATTTAGCCAAACCACCTACCATGTGTATCAATCCAAACCCATAAAATCCCAATCCTGGTAGATACTGATAATGTACAAAGTGCATTCTTCTAAGCTTCTTAGCATCATCTTCGTAATAATTTCTACGAATACTTAATATAACTCCACTAGGACAATCAATAGTGACAACGTAAGGTATAGCTATACCTGTTTGTTCTCCTTGTTCATCTGTGTCTTCAAACCCTTCTAAGTCTAAATCTACCTGCATTTCTAAGATAGTGTGACTTTGATCGTAGTTATAAGTGTCCTGTTCTCCCGTTATATCATTATATTTCTTCGTAATATCTGAGATATTCTGCGATCCTGCGGGTAAATCTACATCTCTATAGAAGCCATTGACTTGCATCTTTCTAATTGTATTAGAAGATTTACGCATTACATGAGTAGCACGTTCACAAGTTTCTAAATCGCTAGCACCATAATTAACTACTACATCTTCTGCTGGTACAAATATAGAACTAGGTCTATCTAAACTGGGGTCAAAGTAAACTTTTCGGAAAGCTGAACCAGCTAAAGGCAATGAAAACAACATCTTTTCTGTTTCAGTTCTGTATTCTGACATTTCATACGTCAGTAAATAATTTAAGTAGTCTTCTACTCTTTGTGCCTGTTTTTCTTTTTTATCAGTTATCTTGCCAACAATCTTAGTTCTCACAGGACCTTGGGCTGGAAACATTTCAGTAATTGATTGCGACTGAAATCTTATAACTGCTTCTGAAAGCATTGGGTGAAATACTCCACAAGCACCAGACCAAGGCTGTGTTCTTTCTTCTATCTTTAATCCTAGCTGATCTAATCCTTTAGTGTAAGTCTCTTCCCATTCTGAGCGTGACTCTTTATCTCCGTTATAGGCACTTATTAATTCGTTACCCAATTCACTTAATTTCTGGTCATCTATGAATTCAGCTAAATTAGAATCAAAACCCTCATCGCCAACTTCTCTGGCGTTAGGGTCAAAGTCAATTATCATGCCACCATCATCAGTCTCTATTGCTACTGATTCGGGGTCTTCTATAGCAATCGTAAGTTCTTCTTCAGGTTCTTGCTCTATCAGTCCGTCTATAGGTGTAGCTGGTTTTCTTTCTATCGCCATGTTTTCATTTTATACCTTAATAATAATTTGCAATTCGGTTATGTTCCAAAGGCTCATCTTCTTCGTCAGAATGCAATGAAATAAAACCACCTTGTCTGAATCTTAACAGAGCTTGCGTAGTGCTATCAACTAAATCGTCATGTTCCATATTTGGAAATCCCGCAAACTCCTCTATTGTTTCTTCTGCCCAACGTGTTTCAGGTGCCCAAACCACTCCTGAAGCAAATAGATCAGATACAGCATTTACTCTTGATATTTTATCATTTCCTCTGCTAGGAGTGTACTCTTGTACTGGAATTCCTATTGCCCTCAATTCAAAGATTAATGGCATACCTGCTGCTTTTGCTTCCACAATAAAGGCATCAGGCTTATAAGCGTTGTATTTTTCAAAAGCCATTTTCTTTAGTTCAGGAAACTCTAAACGCTCTTTGTAAGCATCTAACAGTATAAGGTTAGGTGCTAGCATTCCGTCATCATCTTCTCTATAAAAGACACCCCAAGTAGTGCAAGCAGAATAATCAGCTCTTTGATTCTTCATAAAAGCTGTATCCCAAGATTGGATAACAAACTCACATTGTGGTGGATTTCTTTCTTCCCATATTTTCCACCATTCTCTTTTTACCAACGCCCCTTCTTCTGAAGTAGGGTCTTGCTGATACTGAGCCATCCATTTACTATTAGGCAGCTCGGCTTTCAAAGCCTGTAATTCTTCCATTTTCCAGAATTCTGCCCACAAAGGATTACCTGAAGGCATAATGGCAGGAAGTTCTATTACTTCCCATTGGTCAGCTCCGCCACGTTTTATGCTAGCATCTACCACCTGACCAGTTAAATCTTTATTGTGCCATCTTGTCATTACCACAACGATAGAACCATTTGGTTGTAAACGCTGTCTCGGACCTGATGTATACCACTCGTATGTTCTATTGAATACATTTATATCGGCACTTGCACCTTCTTGTTCTGAATGGGGGTCATCAATGATTAAGAGGTCAGCACCTTTACCAGTTACCGCACCGCCTACCCCTATCGCAAAATACTCCCCACCTTTGTTTGTATTCCACCTACCTGCTGCTTTGCTGTCAGATTGCAAGCTAACATCTGGAAAGACTTCTTTATAATCTTTACTATTAACAAGGTTTCTAACCTTCCTACCAAAGCCAACCGCTAGTTCAGCCGTGTGTGCAGTCTGAATTATCTTCTTATCTGGGTATCTACCTAGAAACCATGCGGGTAATAGGTAAGAAGCAAACTCACTCTTTGTGTGTCTAGGGGGCATATTGATGATTAAACGCTTTAATTCGCCTTTAGCGACCCTCTCAAACGCATCAGCCATTATCTCGTGGTGTTTACCATGAATAAAAGCTGACCACATCTCCCCAACAAAGGTCATAAACTCATCGTGGCACTTCTCCCTATTCTTCGCTTGCTCTAATTCTTCTAAAAGAACTAGTAACTCTTGCTTTTGTACAGGAGATAGATTTTTTACTTTACTAAGAACATTCTTATTCATACTTAATATGTAGTATATACCCAATAAGTAGATACTTCTTGAATTAAAAACTTAATAAGTACCCAATAGGGTAGGCACTTATTAAGTAGAAACTGGGTAGTAAGTAGATACTAGGTATATATATCTACAGATTTTACCATAATGCACCCCCTTCACATAAAAATCAACCTTAAATTGAAAAAAATAATATGGGGGGTCGGGACTCCTGTGGCTTTATCTAAGAAAGGGGGGGTTACTTAGTGAAAACTTGCTAGCAAAATGCAATAACATAGGGGGGTCTATAAAAAGTAGTCTATGAATGTGTGAATCACTATGTATATATGGTAGTCAGGTAGCTGTTTCTCTCCTGTGGGGGTGGGGGTCGTCTTCTGAATCTCCGATCTGATAACAAAAGGGGTGTCTTCTGATCTGCGCGTATGTGTGTGCGTGAGCCTACTGGTCTGCTTCTGCTTCCTTTAACAATGCAACGATCTTCTCTTCTATCTCTTCTTCTATGGTCTCGCTATCCCTTGCTTCCTTTATCTCTATCGTGTCATTGAAGAGCGATACTGTCTTTCCTAGTAACTCTAATGCCCTGACTCTTGTGCTGTCGCTGTCTGCTTCTTTGCTCTCCGACATTAGCCTTTCTAAAACGTAGTTCCTTGTACGAAGGGATGAAGCTACTGAACTATCCTCTTTCCTTTGTATAGCCTTATGTAAGCTTAGTGCTATCTTAGGGTTAGCTACTAGCTTACTTGCTTCTACTTCTACCCACTTAGGTATCTTGCCTTGCTTGGTTAGAGTAACGTCATACACTTTTGCATACGCTTCTTTATAGCTTCCCAACTTCCCCTTTATTATCTCGTCTACAAATGCTCTTTGCTTTATGGTTAGATCAGTCTCTTTGTTCACGATCTTGAGGTTCGGTTTCTCTGTCTTGTCTGTCATGGTTCTTGTCTCCTATTACCTGAGTTTATTATCTACCAGTAAGGAGTATTTGTGTATGCTCTCATTCTGCTAGCTAATATAATGTTGCAATGATGCTTAATGCTGTTAAACTGTCACCATACAGAGCAAACGGATGACCCTCTTTAAAAGCTTCGCCAGTCTCAAGAGAGATTGAAGGTTCTAGAAGTAGGACGCGATAAGGTTCAAATATAGTGAAGGTCGCATCTGAATCCGCCTAAGAAAGTGGCTAGTGTGAGGAGAGTGTAAAGGTTATGTGCAAGGTAACTGAAGAAGCAAGACCCACGAAACTCAAAGAGGATGATTATGTCGTTCAGCTATCGAGAGATACCTGATTCGAGCGTTAGATTAAAGAGACATATTTTGAAACTTTGAGGACAGTCCTCCAACTGTCGCAAGGTGTGTACCTTGCCTGATGAAGCGAAAGCAGAAACAGTAATTAACTAACTTAATTCGTGGAGGAATTATGAAACTAAATTATATAACCATT